GCTACGAAGATCAAATACGGTTTTACGCACTCAAAGCAATGGGAAGCAGTGAACCGCTTAAAACGGCGCTAGAGGCTTTTATTTACATCAGGCTACCAGTGCCTAAGTCATACCCTAAAAAACGAACTGAGGCCTGTTTAAGTGGCTCTGAGTGGCCCTGTAAGAAGCCAGACTGGGACAACGTGGCGAAATCAGTCTGTGATGCGATGAACGGCATTGTTTGCGTGGATGACAGCCAGATTGTGGAATGCCATGTTCGCAAAGTCTATGCAACTGATGCTGGCGTTGATATTCTGATAAAGGAAAAAGAATGAAAGTCACTTGCTGGGAACCAGCGCAAGCACACAAAGAAATGATGAACGTCATCTGGCCTACATTGAAAGCGATGCTGATGGCCGGACATAGAATGACGATCGAGATAAAACAAAGCAAACGAAGTACAGAACAAAATGCAATGTTTCACAGTTTGATTGACCAAATCAGCAAAGCAATGCGTGTGGCCGGAAGCACTTGGACAGCGGACGATTGGAAAAGATTATTGATTGACCAGTGGGCGCATGATACTAACCGCAAGATAGGAAAGGTATGCCCGAGTCTGGATGGCGAGAGAATCGTTCAACTCGGTTTGCAAAGCCACAAATTCACCACAAGCGAGAGCAGCGAGTTTATTGAATTCCTGATGGCATGGGCAACATTAAAGGGTATTGATGTTTCTTAAACAAAAATACTTTCGCAGCAAGAAACACTTAAAATTAGTTGCTTCATTGCCTTGTCAGGTTTGCGGTATAGAAAATCAAACTCAAGCGGCACATTCAAATTGGGCAGAACTGGGAGGCAAAGCTAAATCGCTGAAGGCAAGCGATGAATATACTGCGGCACTATGCCTAAAGTGTCATTGGGAAATTGACCAAGGCAATAAATGGTTGAAGTCTGAAAGACAGCAAGCATGGAAATCAGCGCATTGCAAAACAGTTCAGTTACTGGTGGATAGCGGACAATGGCCTGTTGACATACCTATACCAACAATCGCAGAATAGAGGTGCTGACAAGCAGTTGCCAGCTTTAGGGCTCCGGCCCTTTTTTTAAGGACGACATGAATCCAGCCGATAAGGTCGAAAAATGGGCCATTGATAAGCTCATTCCCTACGCAAGAAACGCACGGACTCATTCTGATGAGCAAGTCAGCCAGATTGCGGCAAGCATCAAAGAGTGGGGATGGACGACTCCAGTCTTGGTGGATGAGCAGGGCAGCATCATTGCAGGACACGGCAGGACACTGGCAGCGCACAAGCTCAAGATGACTGAAATACCGGTGATGGTTGCCAAAGGCTGGAGTGATGCCAAGAAACGGGCTTACGTGCTGGCCGACAATAAGCTGGCGCTGAATGCTGGATGGGACAACGAGATGCTGGCGCTCGAGCTTGGCGAGATTGGTGAGCTGGGGTTTGACCTTGACCTAACTGGCTTTAGTTCTGGAGAAATTTCCGGATTAACTTTTGAAGAAAAAGACCATTACCCTGATTCAAGCACAAAAGAAATTGACCCAGATGACTACAACATGGGACACCAATGCCCTAAATGTGGATTTGAGTTTGACGATGATAAATAAGCCAGATTGCGCTTGGAACCTGACTGACTTGGCAGCTGTGCCAAAAAACGGATTGAAGGTGATGAGTACCTTTGCCTGTGGTGGCGGCTCAAGTATGGGCTATAAACGTGCCGGGTGCGAAGTGATTGCAGCCAATGACATTGATCCTGAGATGGCCTGGCACTACAAGCTCAATATCAATCCTAAACATTATTTTTTGTGCCCTATTGGTGACCTGTTGAACCAAGACTTGCCACCCGAGTTGCATGGCATTGACATCTTGGATGGCTCTCCACCTTGCAGCACCTTCAGCATGGCGGGAAGCCGTGAGAAGGGATGGGGCAAGGAAAAGCATTTCAGGGAAGGCCAGGCCAAACAGGTGTTGTCTGACCTGTTCTTTGATTATCTCAACCTGGTTGGAAAGCTCAAACCAAAGGTGGCCATTGCCGAAAACGTCAAAGGGATGCTCATCGGCAATGCCAAGGGCTACACCAAGATGGTGATGGCCAGATTCAAAGAACTTGGGTACAGGCCCCAACTGTTCTTGCTGAACGGCGCTGATTGCGGAATACCCCAGAGACGGGAAAGAGTTTTCTTTGTGGCCATCCGTGATGACATCAAGACCCAACCATTGAAACTGGTTCCACAGCATCGGTGGATAAGTGCTGGAGAGGCTTGCAAAGACCTTCAAGATCAGATTAATTGCAATGATGAAAAAATCATCAGCAGCAAAGAACTTGGATACTGGAGAGAAACAACAAAAGGAAATTCTCTGCAAGAAGGCTGTTTAAAAGCAACTGGCAAAGCTTCATGGTTTAACAATGTGAAATTGTCAGACCAGAAACCTGCTTGCACTCTTTCATCAACATTTGCAAACTTTACTCATTGGTCAGAGCCAAGAAGATTAACTTACCAAGAGTGGAAGCGCCTAGGCAGTTTCCCAGATGACTACCAAGCCAAGACTGACAAAATCGGCAAATACATGATTGGCATGAGCGTGCCTCCTAAAATGACAGAACAGGTAGCCCGTGCGGTGATTGACCAATGGCTTTTGCCTAAGGATGAATGATGGCCAAACTTGAAAAACCAGTGCTTAAAAGCAAAAAGACAAGAATCGTGCCAGTTAAGCAGCACGATGAAAATTATGGTGGCGCACGTGAAAACGCAGGCCGACCAGCCTTTGAGCCGACCGATGCCGAGCGTAAGCAAGTCGAAGCATTTTCGGGTTACGGAGTGCCGATTGAACAGATTGGCGCATTGATTCGTCATGGCATTCACATCGACACGTTACGGGCGCATTTCAGTTCCGAGTTGATAAGCGGCAAGTCCAAAGCAAACGCACAGGTAGGGAAAACCCTATTCCAGAAGGTCATGGCTGGCGACACCACCGCGGCGATCTGGTGGAGCAAAAGCCAGATGCGATGGGCAGAGACCCAAAAGCACGAGGTTACAGGTGCTGATGGTGCGCCTTTGGAAATCAGGGAAATCAAGCGGGTTGTCGTGAAGGCATGAAAGTTGAAATTGGTAATGCAACGCTATATCTTGGCGACTGCATGGACATTTTGCCAACACTGGGCAAGGTGGATGCGGTGATTACCGACCCGCCTTATGGAATAGGTCAAGATGGTGGCGCACAACGCACCCGAGGCAGCAAGCGTACCAATGGCGATAAGATGGGTTGGGATGCTGGAAGACCAGAACTTGCAGTGTTTGATTTGATGGAGGCTGCTGGCGATGTTCGCGTGTATTGGGGCGGCAACTACTTTGCCGACTACCTGCCTGCAACAATGGGTTGGCTTTATTGGGAAAAGCGGATGGGCGGAGACTTTGCCGATGGCGAGCTTGCATGGACAAGCCAGCATCGGGCTTTGCGCCAGTTCAGCTATTTCAAAAAAAACAAGGGCGACGAGCATCCGACTCAAAAGCCTGTCGAGCTAATGCGGTGGTGCATTGAGATGTGTAAGAACCAACCAGACACCATCCTAGACCCCTTCATGGGCAGCGGTACAACAGGCGTAGCAGCCATCCAGCTAGGCCGCAAGTTCATTGGCATTGAGCGTGAACCCAAATATTTTGACATTGCCTGCCAACGCATAGAGCAAGCCGTGGCGCAGGGCCAGCTATTTGCACCAGAGCGATCTAAGCAAGTGCAGGATGCTTTGATATGACAACCCTGCAGCTTCAGACGCCTGAATGGGCATTGCCACTGCTGGAAGCCAGCCGATACAAAGGCGCTTGGGGTGGTCGTGGATCTGGCAAAAGCCATATGTTCGCTGAACTGATGATTGAGGCGCACATCATGGACCAGAAGCGGCGAAGCGTCTGCGTCCGTGAGATACAGAAGTCCCTCAATCAATCCGTCAAGCGGCTGCTGGAGACCAAGGTTGAGGCAATGAATGCCGGAGCGTACTTCGAGATTCAGGATGCCGTTATTAAGTCCAAGAAGGCCGATGGAGCAATTATTTTCCAAGGTATGCAGAACCATACTGCCGACAGCATAAAGTCGCTAGAGGGCTACGATTGCGCTTGGGTGGAGGAAGCACAGAGCCTGTCCCAGACCAGCCTTGATCTGCTGCGCCCGACAATCCGCAAGCCAAACAGTGAGTTGTGGTTTACATGGAATCCGCGCCAGAACAGCGACCCTGTAGATTTCCTCCTGCGTGGGCCAGAGCCGCCAGCAAGCGCCGCAGTAATCAAAGTCAACTTTGGTGACAATCCTTGGTTTCCGCAAGTCCTAAAAGACGAAATGGAATACGACAAGCGGCGTGACCCGGATAAGTACCAGCATGTTTGGATGGGTCAGTACCTGCGAAACAGCAACAGCAGAGTGTTCCGGAACTGGAGGATTGACGACTTTGAATCACCAGCAGAAGCCATGCATCGGCTCGGTGCTGACTGGGGTTTTGCGGTAGATCCGACTGTACTTGTGCGCTGCCACATAATCGGCAGAACTCTTTACATTGACTATGAAGCCTACATGGTGGGGTGCGAGATTGTGAACACGCCTGAACTGTTCATGCAGGTTCCAGAGTCTGAGAAATGGCCAATCGTGGCAGATTCAGCCCGGCCAGAGACCATATCGCACATGAAGCGCAACGGCTTTCCAAAGATTATGACAGCGGTCAAAGGGCCAAAATCGGTAGAGGAAGGCGTTGAGTTCCTAAAGAATTACGACATTGTTGTCCATCCTCGCTGCATCCACACCATCGACGAACTGAGCCTGTACAGCTACAAATCAGACCCACTTACCGGGAGAATCTTGCCTGTACTGGAGGACAAAAAGAATCACGTTATTGATGCTTTGCGGTATGCGTGCGAGGGAATCAGGAGGGCCGCGGTCACAAAGGCGGCTATATTCACGCCATTGCCTAACGTCAAACGCTGGTAAATAATCGCCCAAAGGATAAATATGGCACGAATTCCCAACGACCAACGCCTTGCTAATCTGCACTCTGATGCGCTGCGCCAGTTCAACGACATCCAGACCGCGTTGCGTGATGAGCGCTTGCAATGCCTGCAAGACCGTCGTTTTTACTCACTTTGCGGTGCTCAGTGGGAAGGCCCACTCTATGACCAGTACGAGAACAAGCCTAGGTTTGAGGTCAACAAGATCATGTTGGCGGTCATTCGGATCGTCAATGAGTACAGAAATAACAGGATCACTGTTGACTATGTGAGCAAGGACGGCGCAAATAACGACAAGCTGGCCGAGGTCTGCGATGGCTTGTACCGTGCTGATGAACAGGCATCCGTGGCTGATGAGGCGTATGACAACGCCTTTGAAGAGGCTGTGGGCGGTGGTATTGGTGCTTGGCGCCTGCGGACAGTCTATGAAGACGAAGAGGATGACGAGGACGATCGCCAGCGAATTCGCTTTGAGCCAATCTACGATGCCGACAGCTCTGTTTTCTTTGACCTGAACGCCAAGCGCCAGGACAAATCAGACGCCAAGTTCTGTTTTGTGGTCACATCAATGACCCGAGACAGCTACAAAGAAATCTACAACGATGATCCGACAGACTGGCCCAAGATCATTCACCAGTACGAGTTCGACTGGTCAACGCCTGATATTGTTTTCGTCGCTGAATACTACAAGATAGAAGAAAAGTCCGAGACAATCCGAATATTCCAAGCCATTGACGGAAGCGAGGAACGCTACACCGCAACAGATTTTGTGAACGACGAGACGCTTGAGGAAACCCTGATGGCAATCGGCACTCGCGAGGTGCGCCAAAAGCGTATCAAGCGAATGCGTGTTCGCAAATACATCATGTCGGGCGGCAAGGTGCTGGAGGATGCTGGCTACATTGCTGGCAAGTGCATACCTATAGTCGTTGTTTATGGCAAGCGCTGGTTTGTGGACAACATCGAGCGATGCATGGGTGCTGTTCGCCTGGCCAAGGATGCACAGCGCCTAAAGAACATGCAACTGAGCAAGCTCGGAGAAATCAGCGCACTGTCCAGCATCGAAAAGCCCATCATGACCCCCGAACAGGTAGCAGGGCATCAAGTGATGTGGGCAATGGACAATCTAAAAGATTACCCATATTTGCTGATTAACCCTGTAACTGGCGCTGATGGCAATATCCAAATATCTGGCCCTGTTGCTTACACCCGCAGCGCAGCAATCCCGCCAGCAATGGCTGCACTTTTGCAGATTACCGAACAGGACATGCAGGACATCCTTGGAAACCCGCAGGGTGCTGACAAGATAGTTTCCGGCGTATCTGGCAAAGCGGTGGAGATGATCCAGACCCGAGTGGATATGCAGACGTTTATCTACATGAGCAACTTTGCGAAGGGAATGAAACGCTGCGGTGAAATCTGGTTGAGCATGGCAAAAGAGATTTACACCGAAGATAAGCGCAAGATGAAAACCATTGCGCCAACTGGTGAGGCTGGCATGGTCGAGTTGATGCAGCCGATGATCGACCAAGAGACCGGCGCCATGAAAATGGCGAATGACCTGAGCGATGCCACCTTTGACGTTGTGTCGCAAGTCGGCCCATCGTCCAGCAGCAAACGCGCAGCAACTGTCAGGGCGCTTACCGGGATGCTCCAGATCACCCAAGACCCTGAAACGCAACAAGTCTTGACGGCGATGGCAATGATGAACATGGAGGGCGAAGGCGTCCAGGATGCTAATTCTTACTTCCGCAAGAAGCTACTTCGAATGGGTGTCGTAAAGCCAACGGACGACGAAGCGCAAGAACTGATGGCAGAGATGCAGGGCCAGCCGCAAGACCCGAATTCAATCTACCTGCAAGCAGCAGCAGAAGAAGCAACTGCAAAAGCTGCCCAGGCTCGCGCCAACACTGTGAAAACGGTGGCCGATGCAGAATTGAGCCGAGCCAAGACGGTCGAGACACTGAGCAACGTAGACATAGATACGCAAGATCACGCACTGAAACTTGCCGAGCAAATTGGTGGAGGTATTCAACAGCAGGCAACGGCAACCACGCAGCCGGTTTAATGCGTGAGTTTGAAGGGTGAAAATGGAAGATGAAATCGAGGAAATCAGCGAAATCGTTGACGAGGTTGAGGAAGAGGTAATCGTTAGCATTGGCGAAGAAGAGCCGCAGCAGCAAGAAGAACCAGCCCATGCGCCTGAATGGGTGCGTGAACTGCGTAAGACAAACCGAGAACTGCAACGGCAGAATCGTGAATTGCAAGGCAGGCTTCAAGCCACACCATCGGAGATAAAACCAGTGGTGATAGGCAACAAGCCAAAGCTGGAGGATCACGACTACGATGCTGAGAAATACGAAGAAGCACTGAGTAACTGGTTCGAGCGCAAGCGCAAAAACGATGACGTTAACGCCAAGCAAGATGCCGAGGTGCAGAACCAGAATCGCGCTTGGCAGTCTAAACTGGACAGCTACACCAAGGCAAAAGCAGAACTGCGCGTCAAAGACTATGAGGATGCCGAGGCGGTAGCGCAGGAACTATTCAGCGTTACCCAACAAGGAGTAATGCTTCAGGGTGCTGATAATCCTGCATTGGTTATCTATGCGCTCGGCAGGAACCCAAAGAAGGCCAAAGAACTGGCAGAAATCAAAGACCCGGTAAAGTTTGCCTTTGCCGTTGCTAAACTGGAGAAAGACATGAAAGTTACCAATCGAAAGCAAGCACCCGCACCCGAACGTGTTGTTACAGGGACTGGCCGATCATCTGGCGCGGTGGACTCACAACTCGAACGACTGCGGGAAGAAGCAGCCCGAACTGGTAATATGACCAAGGTCATTGCATACAAGCGCCAGAAAAAGGCATAATGCGCCAACTGGGTGTCGCTAGCCCAATAAAATAGCAGTTGAATGGCCCCCGCCAGCCCATTGGTGAGTAAGGAAGTGGCAGAAATGCCGTGTTTTTTATTCAACCAATGGAGTTTTTATGAGCAATTCATTCAGCAAGGAAGAGCGCGTAGCGTTCGAGGATATTCTCGAAGGCTTTAACGACGCTCTGGTTCTGTCCCGCAACGTATCCGTCTACAACACTGACGGTTCGATGATGGAACGAACCAACAACGTTATCTATCGTCCGCAGCCCTACATCGCACAAAGTTACGATGGCATGGACCAGACGAATAATTTCACCGCTTACACGCAGTTGTCCGTTCCTGCAACGCTCGGCTTTCAGAAGTCTGTGCCGTTCATCCTGGACGCATTGGAATTGCGTGATGCTCTGCAAGAAGGTCGCCTGGGCGAAGCTGCAAAGCAAAAACTTGCAAGCGATATCAACATCGCCATCATGAATGCTGCGGCAAACCTCGGTTCGCTGGTGGTAACTGTCAGCACTGCCGCTGGTGATTATGATGATGTGGCCCTGTGCGATAGCATCATGAACGAGCAGGGTGTCCAAGCCTTTGATCGTTACTTGGCACTGTCCAGCCGCGACTACAACGGCATTGCAGGCAATATCGCTGGTGGCGCTGGTGGTGCATCTGTGTCGCGTAGTTTCGCAGGGAACAAGTCGAACAATGCGTTTGAGCGTTCTTATGTCGGCATGGTCGCAGGCTTTGAGACCTACAAGCTGGACTACGCAAATCGCATTGCAGCGGCTACCGGCTCTGATCCTACGATGAGCACTTTAGCTGCGGCAAACAACTACTACGTTCCGGTTGCTACATCAACTGCGGTAACTGGTGAGACTGCCAACGTGGACAATCGTTTCCAAACGATTACCGTGTCTAGCACCACCGACCTTCCCGCTGGAACTGCGATTGAGATCGAAGGCGTTGAAGCGGTTCATCACATCACGAAGCAGGGTACTGGATTCTCCAAGACCTTCCGTGTGGTGAGCGTGACCAATTCGACCACTTGCGTTATCACGCCTCCGATCATTTCCGCACAGGGTGGGACTGATGCCGAGTTGCAGTATCAAAACGTGATCGTGACTGCTGCATCTGGCCGCACCATCAATCGCCTGAATGTGGATGCTGCGCCAATCAACTGCTTCTGGCAGAAAGATGCGTTGGAGATTCTCCCTGGCCGTTACGCTGTCCCGTCTGATGCTGGTGTTGCAGTAATGCGCGCCTCCACCGATCAGGGCATCGAGCTGGTAATGCAGAAGCAGTACGATGTGAACACGATGAAAACCAAGTATCGTTTGGATACCCTGTTTGGCGTGGTCAACAAGCAGCCAGAAATGTCCGGCATTCTGTTGTTCAACCAAACCCCATAAGGATCCATCATGAGCTATAACGTAGTTTTTGCACAAGGTACGGTTACCGTCACCGTGCCAGCCGGCGAGAAAATCGCCGTTCAAGCCTACTCATCGGCATCCGTATTTCAAGAGGTTGGTTACCCCAATTTCCCAGAGTCACAGGATTTGCTGCAAGTAGTTGACAACACCACCTATGTGTCAGCCGCGTTCACCAATGCCACCAGCGTGACCATCCAAGCTGGTGCATCGGGTGCGACTTATGCAGTCGGAACCAATCCAGTTATTTCTGACAGCGGAAAATTTCAGTCGCAAGATAATCCAGTTGCAGTTAACGTGACTGGCCCCATCACTGCTGCTGCACTTTTAGGTGGCATTGTCACTTCGACAACCGTTGCAGCAGTAGACGGAACTGTTCCTACTGGAGCGGTTATGGAAGCCGCAAGCGAATGGCAAGTAAACGACAGCGTTGATTGGGCTGTTATCAATCTTGGCCCAAATGTGTTCGACGTTGTTGCAGCAGCAGACCACACAATTGTCCGTGGCGCTTCTGTTGCCGCGGGTCAATCTGGAACGTGGCGCACTCGCAAGACTGCTGCCAACACTTTCGTGTCTTACCGCATCGGTTGATAAACCCCGCAGGCCAGCAGAGATGTTGGCCTGTTTAACTTTTGGAGAACACTATGATGGGTAAAAAGATGGGCGACATGATGTCCAAGATGGTCAAAAAGGAAATGAAAGCAGGCAAGCCTCAAAAGCAAGCCGTGGCAATGGCTTACGGCATGACCAAAGCTGCGAAGCCAGCAGCAAAAAAGACCATGAAGAAATGATCAAGTCAGCCGCAATCGTCAAAACCAAAGCTCTTGCTCCATGGAAAGAGTTGCGGCTGCAAAAGCGCAAACTGAAAAAGTCCCAGGCAGTAGAGCGCAAAGCAACCAAGCAAGTTCGCCCATCGCCAATTGGCAGGCGCGTCCGTGTTGAAGTTGTGCCTGAAATCATTGAAACGCCTGAAGTCATTGAACCGCCACAAGACGACAGCCCACCGACTCGAGCTGAAATGTTGCAGCAGGCCGAAGCGATCGGGCTAAAAGTAGATAAGCGGTGGTCAGATGCAACGCTGGTGAAACACATCGAGGAACTGCAATGGGCTACACCAAACGACAATTCATAAGCGCCGCCTTTGAAGAAATCGGGCTCGCGTCTTATGTTTTTGATCTTGCACCAGAGCAATTGCAATCAGCACTACGCCGCCTCGATGCAATGATGGCGGACTGGAACGCCAAGGGCATCCGTCTTGGCTATCCACTTCCATCGAGTCCACAGGACAGCAGCCTGGACGAGGAAACCCTAGTTCCTGATTCGGCCTATGAAGCAATCATTTGTAGTCTAGGCATCAGGCTGGCGCCAAGTTTCGGCAAGACGGTGATGATCGAGACCAAGACCACTGCAAAGCAGGGTTACGACATTCTGTTGCAAAGGGCCACATTCCCGCTTGAGCAGCAACTGCCAGGCACCATGCCGGCTGGCGCTGGTAACAAGCCGTGGAGGGTTTACGATAACCCGTATGTACGGCCACCCTATTACCCGGTTACTGCTGGCCCTGATGGGCCGCTTGAGTATTAATAAGGACAATCATGCCAACGATCAACCAGTTACCCGTACTCAGCACGATTTCCAGCGGCGATCAGCTACCCGTCTATTCGCCGAACAACGGGGATGCGAGGCGCACATCTATCGGCAGTTTGCTGACTTTCTTTCAGCAGAGTTTTGCATCGCCTACTTTGGCGGTTAATCTCTATGTGCCGGGCAGTGGTTTCAACATTACCGTACCGACTCCTGTCAGCAATGACCAGTGGATGCTATTGCAACCCGCTGGAACGCTGGCAACTGGCACGATCACCCTACCGTTGAACACTGGTGTGCCTGATGGCACTTCGGTACTGATTACGACCACGCAGGAAATCACCTCATTGACTATCGCGCTAAATGGTGCAACTGCAATTTATGGTGGCGTGACCTCATTGGCGGCAGGGACTGCAACGGCAATCAGGTTTTATCAGCCGACGAACAGTTGGTATCAGATCAATGCCGAGACGGTTTATGCAGCAGGCATCCAGACGTTCTTGGCAACGCCATCAAGTGCCAATCTACGGGCGGCAATGACCGACGAGACCGGAACGGGTCTACTGGTGTTCAACACCACTCCGACTTTGGTGACGCCCATTCTTGGCATACCAACTTCTGGAACTTTGACTAATTGCACAGGCTTGCCCATTGGAACTGGCGTATCTGGTTTGGCTGCAAATGTGGCGACTTTTTTGGCAACACCATCAAGCGCAAATCTTGCGGCTGCGCTGACGGACGAAACCGGCACGGGTGCAAATGTATTTGCTAACACGCCAACATTGGTAACCCCAGTCATTGGTGCGGCTACTGGCACAAGTCTTGCGCTGACCTCTTTTCTTTCAACCGTTGGTAGCATTATCAATAATGGTGGCACTGGCAAAGTAGGCTATGCCGCTGGTGCGGGTGGTACAGTAACGCAAGCAACAAGCAAATCTACTGGGGTGACGCTGAGCAAACAAAGTGGTCAAATTACCATGGACGCTGCGGCACTTAACGCATCAACCACCGTCAGTTTTGTATTGACCAATACAATTATTGAAGCAAACGATGTGTTAATTTTAAATCATGTAAGCGCAGGCACGGCTGGCGCATACACACTTAACGCACAGGTCAGCGCCGGTAGCGCAAGCATCAATGTACGGAATGTCACTCTTGGCTCATTGTCGGAGGCTATTGTTATTCAGTTTGTCGTTATAAACGGCGCGGTGATTTAATGGCTGTTAAACCCAAGTCATCTGTCAATGCGGCTGGCAACTATACGAAGCCAACCATGCGGAAAGCACTGTTTGAGCGAATCAAGGCAGGGACAAAAGGCGGTGATCCGGGCGAATGGTCTGCCAGAAAAGCACAACTGTTGGCAGTGGAGTACAAGAAAAAGGGCGGTGGCTATAAATGAAAGCCCCGCAGAAAAGCCTGAAAGATTGGTCTAGCCAGAACTGGCGCACCAAGTCTGGCAAGCCATCGTCCGAGACGGGCGAAAGGTATCTGCCTGAGAAGGCTATCAAGGCGTTGTCTGCTGCCGAGTATGCAGCAACCACAAGGGCAAAGCGTGAGGCTACAAAGGCAGGAAAGCAGTTTGCCAAACAGCCCAAAAAGATTGCTGAAAAGATCAAGGGGTTTCGATGAAAACTCCAGCATGGCAGCGCAAAGAGGGAAAGAATCCAAAAGGTGGCCTTAACGCTGCTGGACGGGCAAGCCTGAGGGCCGCTGGTCAGGACATCAAAGCCCCCGTCAAGTCTGGTGACAATCCGCGCAGGGCATCGTTTCTGGCCCGTATGGGTGGCAATGCTGGTCCTGAATACAAAGATGGTGAACCCACCCGGCTTCTGCTGAGTCTGAGAGCATGGGGCGCATCGTCCAAAGCAGACGCACAAGCCAAGGCAAAGCGAATCTCTGAACGCAACAAGGCCAAGTAATGCAAATACCTATCGTGAACGGTATTTACACCGACAACACTCCAGAGTTGCGGACATCGTATCCGGTGAATCTTGTGCCTGTGCCAAAGGTATCGGGCATCAGCAATGGGTTTCTGCGTCCAGGCGATGGCATTGTTGCAAACGGAACAGGCCCAGGCATTGATCGTGGCGGCATTAACTGGCAGGGCGATTTATATCGCGTGATGGGTACAAAGTTAGTCGAGATATCCAACGCAGGCGCTGTGACCATCCTAGGCGATGTGGGTGGCCCTGTGACGCAACTGGTGACCTTTGATTACAGCTTTGACCTGCTGGCGATTGCATCAGGTGGTCGGCTTTACTACTGGAGTGGCACAACGCTGACTCAGGTGACCGACCCCGACCTTGGCGTGGTGCTGGATTTCGTTTGGGTCGATGGTTACTTTATGACCACTGACGGCGAGTTCTTGATCGTCACAGAGTTGACCGATCCGCTGATCGTCAACCCGTTGAAATACGGAAGTTCAGAAGTTGATCCTGATCCCGTAGTAGCTTTGCTCAAGCTGCGAAACGAAGTTTATGCGCTGAACAGAAACACAATTGAGGTATTTGACAACGTTGGCGGTGAGTTGTTCCCGTTCGCAAGGATTGATGGCGCACAGCTACAAAAGGGCGTTGTCGGGACGCAGGCTTGTTGCGTCTTTATTGAGCGTATAGCATTTCTTGGAAGTGGGCGAAATGAAGCTCCATCCATTTATGTAGGCGCAGCCGCAACCACGCAAAAGGTGAGCACGCAAGAAATCGACAATATCCTGCTTCAATACAGCGAAGCGCAATTGTCTCTGGTTAAGCTGGAGGCGAGAAACGACAAGAACCACCAGCATCTCTACGTTCATTTGCCAGACCAGACGCTGGTTTATGACGCAGCCGCATCAGAGGCTTTGCAAACGCCGGTCTGGTTTACCTTGGTTAGCACCCTAAATGGTCTTGCTCAATACCTTGCGAGAAACTTGGTGTGGGTCTACGACAAATGGACGGTGGGAGATCCGCAATCGAGCAATATCGGGTATCTGGTGCAGGATACAGGCCACCACTGGGGCCAGCAAGTTCGATGGGAGTTTGGGACGCTGATTGTCTACAACGAGAGCAACGGGGCGATATTTAACGAACTTGAGCTTGTCAGTCTGACGGGTAGCATTGCGCTTGGCAAGAATCCACAAATTAGCACTAGCTACAGCGTTGATGGGCAGACCTATTCGCAAGAAAAGTTTATCTCTGTTGGCACGATTGGCAA